CGCCGCCCGTGGCCACCAGCCGCAACCAGGTGGACGGCATCATCCGGGTGGAGGTGGCCGGGCCGCCGGGCACCAAGGTGAGCCGCGTGGCCCAGCGCGGCGACGCCAACGTGGATCTCTACGCGGGCCCAACCTTTGACATGGCAGGCATCGACTAATGGCCTCCTGGCGAGACAAGCTGCAGGCCGCCTCCTTCCGGGGCGCGGCCTTCCACGTGCGCGGACACCGGGCCCGCTTCGGCCGCCGCCAGGTGATCCACGAGTACCCCATGCGGGAGCTGCCCTACGTGGAAGACCTGGGCCGCAAGGCCCGGCGCTTCACCTTCGAGGCCTTCGTCATCGGCGCGGACTACATGGCCGCCCGCGACGCCCTCATCGCCGCCTGCGAAACCGAGGGCCCGGGCACCCTGGTGCATCCCTACCTGGGGTCCATGCAGGTCATCAACGAGGAGTGCGGCGAAGAGGAGCGCATCGACGCGGGCGGCTACGCCCGTTTCAGCCTGCGCTTTTTAGAGGCCGGCGAGGCGCGCTACCCCTCCCAGGCCAAGAGCTACACCTCGGCCGCGTCCGCTTCCTCGTCCTCTTTGCAAGAGTCGTCGGCCAGCGTGTTCAGCAAAATCTACAGCGCCGTGGGCCCGGCCTGGCTGTCCGCCGCCGCCTCGGGCGATATCCAAGCCGCCCTGTCCCTGGCCCGCGCGGTGGTCACCGCCATACCCAGCCCCTTCGACACCGAGGCCGTGTCCGAGTTCCTGGACAAGCTGGACGCCGCGGCCTCGGCCGCCGAGACCGCCGCCACCGGCGACGGGAGCACCCTGGCCGAGCTGATCATCGAGGCCATCTCCGGCCTGGGTAGCCTGGCATCCTCGGGCCAGCCGGACGCCGCCGTGCAGGCGGCCCTGGAGATCACCAAGTTCGGGGAAACGGCGGGCACCTCCGAGGCCAGCATCTACGGCGGCACCCTGGCGGCGGTGCCCACCACCACGGCCACCCGCCGGGTGCAGGCCGCCAACCGCTCGGCCACCGTGGCCCTGGTGCGCGAGCTGGCCGCCAGCGAAGGGGTCAACGCCGCCCTGGCCGGCGAGTACGCCAGCTACCAGGAGGCGGCCGCAGTGCGCGACCAGGTCCTGGAGCGGCTGGACGACCTCATGCTCTCCGCCGGCGCCGACCCCAGCCCCAGCTCCGACCTGCGTCACACCGCCCTGCGCACCCTCTACGCCGACACCCGGCGCGCCTTCGTGGAGCTGGGGGCCGACCTGGCCCGCGAGGTCCCCCTGGAGGTGGGCAGCGGGATAACCCCGGCCCTGGTGGTGGCCTACGACCGCTACGCCGACCTGGACCGCGCGGCCGAGATCACCGCTCGCAACAAGGTGCGTCACCCCGGGGCCCTGCCCCCGGGCGAGACCCTGCAGGTGCTAAATGCCTAACGACAGCGTGCGGCTCACCATCGGCGGGTCGACCTACGAGGGCTGGAAGAGCATCGCCGTGAGCCTGTCCCTGGCCCAGCTCTGCGGCACCTTCGAGCTGGTCACCACCGACCGCTTTCCCGGCCAGCCCGGGCGCTACAACTTCCGGCTGGGCCAACGTTGCGCCGTGTCCCTGCGCGGCCAGACGGTCATCACCGGCTATCTGGAAGAGATCGAGCCCTCCTACGACAAGGGCAACCACGAGATAACCCTGCGCGGCCGCGACGCCACCTGCGACCTGGTGGACTGCTCCCACGTGGGCCCGCCGTCGCAGTGGAACGGCCAGAGCCTGCCCCAGATCTGCCGGGAGGTCTGCCGGCCCTTTGGTATCTCCGTGGGCCTGGAGGCCGCCCAGGGCGCGCCCTTCGAGAGCGTCAAGACCAACGAGGGCGACACGGTCAGCGCCTTCATCGTGCGCCTGTGCCGCCAGCGCGGCGTTCTGCCCCTGACCTACGGCGACGGCGGCCTGGTGCTTTCCCGGGCCGGGGCCCGGGGCCGTGGCGGGGCCCTGGTGCTGGGCGACAACCTGCTCAAGGGCTCCGTGAACCACAACAACCGGGAGCGGTTCAGCCGCTACCTGGTCAAGGCCCAGGGCACCCGCGCCGCCCAGCCGGCCGAAACGCTCACCGAGGAGGAGGCCGCGCTCTATCGCGCGTCCTACACCTCGCCGGTCTTCGAGGCCGGCGACGCGGTGATCGTCCGCTACCGCCCCTTGGTGGTGCTGGCCGAGACCAAGGCCACCCAGAGCGACTGCGAGGCCCGGGCCAACTGGGAGGCCGGGGTGCGGGCCGGCCGCAGCCGCTGGGCCTCCTACGCCGTGCAGGGGTGGGGGCCCGACAACGCCGGCCTGTGGCGCATCAACACCATTGTGCCGGTAACCGACGGGCTCATCTCCACCAGCGGCGACTGGCTGCTGGAGGGGGTGACCTACCGCATGGACACCGAGGGCGGCACCCGCAGCGAGCTGAGGCTGGCCCACCCGGACGCCTACCTGGCCCAGCCGGCCAAGGCCGGCGGCATCACCGGAGGATTCGACTAGTGATCTGGGAGGAGCTCAAGCGCGCCCTGGCCCCCATTCGCCAGCGCATCTCCTTGATGATCGGCCGCGCCCTGCTCACGGCCGTCGCCGAGGAGGACGGCCGACGCACCGCCCAGGCCACCCTGTTGGCCGGCGAGCTGGCCGAGGGCCTGGAGATGTTCGAGCACTTCGGGCTCACCAGCCGGCCCCTTGCCGACTGCGAGGCCGTGGTGATCTTCCAGGGCGGCGACCGCAGCCTGGGCTACGTGGTGGCCACCGACGATCCGCGTTACCGCCCCTTGGGACTGCAGCCCGGCGAGGTGGCCATCTACAACGCGGGCGACGTGCTGGGCCTGGAGGAGGTGCTTCCGGACCCGCCCGTGGGCGCGCCCGAGGGCTGGCCTGCCATGCCCGAAACTGAGGACGATCTCCCCCCGGCCCTGTGCCGCATCCAGCTTTTGCCCGACCGCACCATCCGCATCACCGGCGCCCTCCTCCAGCTCTATGCCCTGGAGGGCATCAGCCTGGTTTCGCCGGCCATCCTCTGGGGCCCGCCCGGCGAGCAGACCGAGCTGCCGCCCACCGGCGAGGGCCGCGTGGCCCGGGTGGGCGACTGCGTGGTGGTCAACGTGGAGGGCACCGACTACCCGGGCGAGATCGTGGAGAGCTGCGACTAATGGCCGACATCGCCACCGTATTCGACGCCACCGAGATGAGCGGCGACCTGGTGCTCTCCGGCGGCGAGCTCCTGGCCGACGAGGGCCTGGAGAGCGCCATCCTGCACAGCCTGTTCAGCGACCGGCGGGCCCACGCCGACGACGTGCTGCCTGACCCCGGAGGCGGCAAGCGCGGCTGGTGGGCAAACCTGACCCTGCCCAACCCGGGAGATAACTACGGCTCCCGCCTGTGGCTGCTCTACCGGGAAAAGCAATTATCCTCGGTGGTCAGCCGCGCCAAGGAATACGCCGACGAGGCCCTGGCCTGGCTGGTGGCCGACGGAGTGGCTAGTGAGGTGAACGTGAGCGCCGAGGTGGTGCGCCGTGGGGTGCTGGGCCTGCACGTGGAGGCCGCCCTGGTGCGCGGAAACGTGTTTGTAGAGGACTACCTCATGAGCCTGGAAAACTGACCATGGCCTTTGAACGCCCCACCCTCAGCGAGCTGATAGCCCAGGCCGAGGCCGAGGTGGCCGCCAAGCTGCCCGGCGCCGACACCACCATGCGCCGCGGCAACCTCACCGTGCTCCCCCGGGTCCACGCCGCCGCGGTGCACGGGCTCTACGGCTACCTGGACTGGATCTCCCGCCAGCTCATGCCCGACACGGCCGAGGCCGAGTATTTGGAGCGCTGGGCCGGCATCTGGGGCGTGAGCCGCAAGGCAGCCACCCCCGCCGCCGGGGAGGTCACCGTCTCGGGCGCGGTGGGCTCCGTGGTCCCGGCCGGGGCGGTGGTGCGCCGCAACGACCAGTCCCGTTTCGTGGTGCAGGCCGAGGTGACCCTGGCCGCCGCCACCGCCGCGGTGGAGGTGGAGGCCGAGGAGGCCGGAGCCGACGGCAACACCTCTGCCAGCGCGCCAGTGGCCTTCGTCTCGCCGGTGAGCGGGGTCAACACCACTGCCTCGGTGGACGCCCAAGGCCTGAGCGGCGGTGCGGACGAGGAGACCGACGCGGCCCTGCTGGCCCGCCTGCTGCTCCGCATTCAGGAGCCGCCCCACGGCGGCAACGGCGGCGACTATGAGACCTGGGCCCTGGAGGTCTCGGGGGTCACCCGCGCCTGGGCCACGGCCCATTACCTGGGCCTGGGCACGGTGGGGCTCACCTTCGTCATGGACGACAAGCCCGGCACCATCATCCCCGACGCCGCCGAGGTGGAGGTCATGCAGGCCCACATCGACGCCCTGCGGCCGGTCACCGCCCAGGTGACCGTGTTCGCGCCCACTCCGGTGGAGCTGGACTTCACCATCGCCCTGACCCCGGACACCACTGCGGTGCGCGCCGCGGTAATGGCCGAGCTGGCCGACCTCATCGCCCGGGAGGCCGAGCCCGGCGGCACCCTGCTTATCAGCCACATCCGCGAGGCCATCAGCATCGCCGCCGGCGAGACCGACCACGAGCTGACCAGCCCGGCCGCCGACGTGAGCGTGGACCCCGGCGAGATCACCACCCTGGGCGAGTTCACCTGGAGCTAGGCCAATGCCGCAACTGGACGCCGAGGGATATACCCGGCTTCTGCAGGGGCTGCTGCCCACCGGGGCCATCTGGCCGCGCGACCCGGACGCCACCCTGAGCAAGCTCCTGGCCGCCTGGGCCGAGCCCCTGGCCCGTGTGGACGCCCGCGCCGACGACCTGGTGGACGAGGGCGACCCCCGCACCACCTACGAGATGCTCGTCGACTGGGAGCGGGTGTGCGGCCTGCCCGGGGCCTGCTATGGCGACGCCGAGGGCCTGGCCGCCCGCCGGGCGGCGCTGGTTTCCCTGCTCACCTTCCGGGGCGGCCAGAGCCGCGCCTTTTACATCGCCTTGTCCGAGGTGCTGGGCCACGCGGTGGGTATCGAGGAGTTTGCTCCTCTGCGCGTCGGCCACCGCGCGGGCTCCCGGACCTACGGCGAGGGCTGGGCCTTCGCCTGGAGGGTGCGCGCGGCCGAGACCAGCGTGGCCACCCTGCGCTGCGGCGGCGGCGCCGGGGAGCGGCTGCGCACCTGGGGCAACGACACCCTGGAGTGCGAGATAGGCCGCCGCTGCCCGGCCCACACCCAGGTGCTTTTCGCCTACATCACCGCCCAGGAGCTCACCTTTGCCGGCGACGCCACCTGGCCGGTGATCGTGGCCAAGGGCGAGTTCAACCTCCATGTGGACTGCGGCGACGCGGACCACTGGCTGGTGCAGCTCTCCTACGACAACGCAAAAAGCTGGGTGAATCTCTCCACCCACTGGGGCCCGGACAAGCACACCCCCAACGAGGGCGACTCCCTGGGGGTGCTCTACCGGGTGGTGGCCCTGGCCCTGCCCTCGGGCTCCATGAGCGTGCGCATCGGCCCGGGCCAGGCGGCCACTCTTTAATACGAGGTAAGCCATGTACAAGATCGATTCAGACGGCCACGTCGATAACGAGTTCGCCGACGGCAACCCCCAGACCGCCACCAAAGCCACCATTATCCCGGCCGCCTGGCTCAACGCGGTCATGTACGAGCTGGTCAACGTGGTGGAAAAGGCCGGCCTCACCCCAAACAAGCTCGACAGCGCCCAGCTCCTGGCCGCCCTGGCCAAGCTGGCCGGGCCGGGGTGGATATTCGCGCCCGGGGGCATGCGCCGCAAGCCGGGCACCACCGACACCTTCACCATCCAGCCCTTTGGCTGCGACATCAACGGCTCGCCCTGCGGCCTGGCCGCGGCCCTGGACCTGACCCCCACCGTGGCCGTGGACAACATCTACCACCTGGCGGTGGAGGTGCCCTCCGGCGGCCTGGCCCTGACCGCCGACGACTTTTCGGTGATCGCCAACGGCAACGACGTGCCGGCCTACAGCCCCACCCTGGACTACTGGTACATGGCCGGCGGCGGGGTGGGCCAGCGCTGCCTGGGCTGGCTGCTCACCAACGGGTCCGGCGAGATCATCGACTTCGTGCAGCGCAACGGGGTCTGGCGCTACCCGGACGCGGTCGACGGCAAGGAGCTGGAGGCCGGATCGCCCGCCACCAGTTGGGCCCTGCTCACCCTGACCGCCCCCACCGCCTACGGCGAGCTCCGCGCCCTGCTGCGCGGGGTCATCAGCGGCGAGGATCTCCACGTCAAGGACGGCAACTCTTCTGAGGCCATCTCCACCGACCTGAACCGCCGGGTGCAGGGCGCGGTCCGGCCGGAGGAGGAGTTCATGGTCCAGGCCGACGACAGCGCCCAGGTCTACTACGCCACCAGCGCGGGCACCCACACCCTCAAGGTCTATACCCGGGAGATCGTCCTACCCCCCCGGCTGCTAGGAGGCAAGCAATGATCCAGCTAGCCCACGACGCCCAAGGCAACGTCATCAACCAGGCCCGCAGCTTGCCCGACTCCGAGCGCCAGCGCTGGCTGGACGCCGGGCTCATCGTCATCGCGGTGGACGAGTTCGTGGACCCGGCGGCGGTGATGATCACCGGCGGCGCGCCCGTGGCCAAGGACGCCGCCACGGTCCTGGCCGCCGCCCAAAAGGGCCGCTACCGCGAGCTGGAGATGGCCAGCGACACCTACCTGGCCGAGCGCGGCTACAAC